TTGACCATCATTACCAGCTTGTGATGTATGTTGTAAGACTGTTGCCCAAGGAAGATGTTCTGTTTTTAAATCTGCTGTAGTACCACCCTGTACATTAGTATAATATCCAAGCACACGAACTCTAACCCTACCCAATTCCATAGGGTCTTCATTATCTTCAACTTCTCCTACCCACCAAAAGAAACCATCCTTCCCTACAAAATTAATGCTATTTTCATTAATTATGCCATCAATTGTTTGTGGGGTGTCTAACATTTTACTAGAATCTCATCATTTATATTTATTGAACTCTTAAGAACCTGTATATTTCATCTGCACCCCAAATAATCCTACCTTTAGAATCTATAAATCTATCTCTCATAAAAAGTTTATGTCCATAGACACCAAGTTCAGCGTGTCCAGTAATAACTTCTCCAGTTTCATCCATACTCGTGTCAAACTTACCCATCCAAGCTTGTCCATCAAATTTTAATGGCATATCACAATCTTCATTGCGTTGAAAACCACTATAAGTACCACCCCAATGCTCAAGTATGACTTCAGTATCAGAGAGTACTTTTAATTTTTTATTTGTTTTTAAATAAGGACTATCAGGTTCCTTACGATTCCAATGTATTGAATGTATATAATCTCCATCTTGCTCCCACTTGACAAATACTTGTCTATAGAGAGTAGGAGCAGATTGTGCTTGGACTTTATTAGACCAAGTTCCAAGTAACCATGATAAAAAATTGTTCATTAATCGTCATACACTAGGCACTCTGGCTCGTCTGGATGCATTTCACAGAATAGTTCAATAGCATTAGGATCGTGATGATCTCCAGCATTAATCTCTGCTATATGATGCTCACGATAAGTTTCTAACTCGTGTAACTCTTCTGCAATATGCCTACGAGATGCAGGACTAGTTGTTGGATTGTCAAGAATGTCTCTATCTTTCTGAATGTGTTCTTCGATAGTCTTCATAATTTTTTTCTCCGTTACTAATAGGTAACAATACTATTTATCCTACCATACTATCACGTGCAAGCAACAGTTCTGTCTTCATCTTCAAACCATCACCTGTATGATGTCTTACTCCAACAATAACATACCTACCACTATACTTCCTATCCATTTGAGGAGTATTACCAGCTTTAAAGGTAGCAGGTATTTTAACAATAATACCAAATCCAGCATATAGATCCAAATTACCAGGAACAGTAATCAATAATTTAATATTCTTAAATGTCTCTCTACGTAGATATTCATATGCTTGAAGTTCTACAAGTTCATTATAATTTTTCTGAGGATTATCTACATACTTTGGATCAAATATCTGATTAGGCATCATAGTATAACGAACTCTTTTCGGTTTATTAATTATAGCTTGTATCTCATCATCCATTAAAGTTACTGGATTCTTATAATTTGTACCTCCAATATGTGCCATCTTCTTCCATAATTTTTTAATACCATACTCATACTTGTCCTTCTTCATATCAGTACTAACACCAACCTTAGAGTTTGAAATATTAACTGGATCAAATCCAATACTATACCCTGACCAACTACCGTGTCTCAATCCCATAAGATAACTTCTTTCATCTGGAAAAACTACAGTGTCAATTTTAAACTGATCTTCACCACCTTCTTCACCACCAATTTGTTTTGGAGAATATGTGTATGTATATAATGCAGGTACACCCTTTACTGCATCAGTTGCTTTATTTTCCTCTTGCTTATTAACATTTTCAATCATTTTATCTATTGATTGGAAATGAAATCCTAAAGATGACTCCCAAAAATTAAATCCATTTTGTAATATACCACCTTTTTCAGTCTTACGAATAGCACGTTCTGCAATCCAATAAATTACATCCAACGGTCTCCAATTTGGAATAACAAGTCTTTGTCTATTAATAGTATTCTCTAAATATACTCTCTTCTTACTATTAAGATATTCCTTTTTCCTAAGTAATTTTCTAATAATCTGTGATGCTTCTATAGAACCAGAAAATATTTTTTCAGTATGTCCAAAAACATTTGCTATTTCATTCTTAATGAACTCATCTGATGCACAATTGATAATAAAAACGTCAGAACTTTGATTAGTTCTACTACGATCTTCAATATGATAACATCTTAACCAATAATCACGATCACCAGACTGATGAAATATAGTTAATTTAAATACTTCTGATCCTGATAATGCTCCCATTATACCAGCAGAATCTTCTACAACAAACCTTGCTTCTATAGTTGCAGATTCTAGAGCTTCAATTATTTCAAATCCCTTTATAAATTCGGCTAATTCATATTTACCATCAGAGTTTTCTAACCTCTTACCATTACGCCAAAGACTACATTTAAATCCTATTTCACCAGAGGATGTTCTTATTTTTTCAGGCATTATGACTTACCTTTTTGAGATGCAAGAAGGGCAGCACCAGTTTTCTTAAGGAATCCCAGAAGACCACCTGAACTACCGCCTCCTCCTCCTTGAGAAGAAGCAGCAGATCTTTGTACTGCCTGGTTTGCAATTGAAATACCCTGCATAACTTTCTCATTAGATTTAGAAACTGCTTGTATTGTTGTATTAGTTAGTTCCTGAGCACGTGCCATAGTTTCCCTAGCAGCAGCATTTTTCTGATTAACACCTTGTTGAATCATTTGCTGTTTCTGCCTTTCTCTGAACAACCTCTGCTGTTCTGCATCTTTTTCTTTTCTTGACGGTTTCTTTTTACCACCCATTAATGCTTTAAATGCAGCACCAACAGGTCCAGCAGTCTTATTACCACCTCCTCCACCACCTTTCTTAGTAGGCATTCCAAACATACCAAATAAAGTATCCATCATTCCAGGTGTTTCACCATCTCCACCACCAGCAATTGCCTTAAGTAATTGACCTGCTGTACTATCTTTACCATCTTTACCCATTAATCCACCAACAATACCCTCTAATCCTTTCATCTTCTGTAGATTCATACCAGGCATAATTTTACTTAATAATGGATTATTACTACCACTAAATTGATATCTACCATATTGTGCTTGACTCTTCTTACCAAACATATCACCTAATTGCTTCTTCTGGATAAGAGATCCTTGTTTATAGGTAGTTGCAGTAACAATCTTCATTGCTGTATGAGGATCTACTCCCTGTTCTTGCAATCTCTCTCTAAGCAATTTAGAATTCTTAGCCAATCCAATTGCTTGTCCTGCCCTATTCAAATCAGCAGAAGTATAATTTTGTGCAAACTTATTATTCTGAATATTAGGATACTCACCAGGAGCCATCAATATATCATAAAGACTACTACTCTTTGCTTTAAATCCTGTTCCACCACCATCAAGCACTGCTTTTCTATTCATAACAGTTCTTGCTAATAAAGCCATTGTTAGTTGATCATTACCACCAGCAAGAATCATTCTTTGAAGTATACCTAAACCACCAGACTGAGGTTCTCTATAGGCTTGAGGGAATCCATAAGGTTTTCCATGTTTCTGCTTTCCTTCTCCTTTTGGTCTCCACGCACTACCCTTCTTCCAATCAAACCCAGTCATCAATCCACCGCCTTCCATCATCCTAAGCATTCCACCCTTACTATATCCCATCTCTTGCATGATGGCATTTAAATCTTGACGGTTACGACCAATCTGAGCTGCTAAACCATTTCCTTGAATATTAACATTTCTATCTCCGTAAGCCCCTCTGAAGAACTGATCTGCTCTACTTTCTCTACCACCTCTACTAAACCAAGACATTGGATTAAATAAATTAAATCCACCACCCTGACTTGCTTTTGGTAAGAATGTATCTGTATGGAATCCTAACTTCTTACCTTCTATTGCCTTTCTATTGGTAAGAGTTGGATCTTGTCTTGTAGCAAAATTATCAATTGGTGTTACGAAAGCACTAGATCCTTTCATATCGAATTTTTCTAGTCCATGACCAATAAAATTAACTTTCTTACCATCTAAAGATACTGGATATCCAGTATCAGGACCATCAATAAAACCACTACGACCACCATTAGCCATCTTAACAATACCACCTTGTTCTCTCCCAATAAGTTCTTGGAAAGTTCTAAGTATATTGCCATCACCACTTTCTACTGCTTTTTGTGTACCCTGAAGTACCTCATCTGCTCTACTGGTAATTGCATCAATTTTTTCTGATTCTACACCAAGAAAACCTTTAATCTGATTAAAAAGACCAAGACCTATTCGTGCCTTTTCAGTACCATCAGCATCAGCCCAATTATTCTTAAGATCGTTAGTTTCCTTATTAAATGTTTTTACTAGATCTTTGGCCTGCTCATTAGCACCTTGTATATTTAAAAGTACCCCTAAGAAATTAGGAAGTTTTTCACTCTTTTTCCTATCTTGTTCCTGCTTCTTACCACCAAACCAATTACGTGGATTCCACCATTGTTTCTCCTTCTTTTCTCTCTCTTTCTTCGCTTTTGGAGTCTCTAGACCCAACATACCATATATTGCACTGGTTAAATCCTGATCAAAATCTCTTTTAGATCTAGCCCTATCTTTTTCCCTAGTATTGCCAATATCACCATCCTCATTGGTACTACTAGAACCACTTTGATCATCTTTATTTCTATTAACCATCCAATTCATAAATGCTGCTACAGCAGCACCACCAATAAATCCACCAAGGAAGAATTTACCAGCTCTACCTCCAGTTCTAGTTAAAAATTTCTTTCTTTTAGTTAATTGAAACTTAGCAAATCTCGTCTTCTCCATTAAAAGACGACCAACAGTCTTAACTTGCCTTAAAAGTTTGACAGGATTTCTAAGGAATCTAATTCCTATCATTGCTGCCGAGAACTTAAGCCAGAGTTTAGTAAATTTCTTTACCTTTGTCCAACCATCAGTATCTTCTGAAAGAAGAGCAGCTAAATCATTAACAGTCGCAACAATTTGCCCACCAAGAAACTTAGTCAACCATTTAAAAACTTTATCTAATGTCTCTAGTGATTTTTTTATCTTCTCCTTATTTTTCGGGTCTCCCAGCCATTGCAAAGCTGGTTTAATAATTAAAAACTTAAGTAAAGCACCCAAGAAAGAAAGCATACTCTCTAAGAATCCCTTTACCTTATATGCCTTTACTGCCTGAAATAATTTTTTAAATGCATTGGGTTTTACTTTATCAAACTTAGGTTTAAAGGATTTTCTTTTTGCATCCTCCTCCAACTTAAGTTTATGGAGTTCAATCTTTTTTATATCAACTAATACACTAGCAATACCATTAATGGTACTACCCATACTGTTTATAGCTTGAGTTTGTACATTGATACTCTTAGCAATTGCAGTGGTTTCTCCTCCTGCGGAAGAAGATTCCATCTTCGTATCAACGAACTTATAAAGATTAATTCTGGTGGTTTTCTTAATAGCCATTAAATTAAGTTCTCCATCACACTATTTATTATCAAAACCCTAAACGACTCAAAAGACCTGATAATGGATTAGATCCTCCACCACTCTTTCCAGTTTCTATTGGAGTTGGTGCAGTAACCATTTGTTTAATAACAACTGGAATACTTAAAATCTGTAAACTACCAATAGCATTTTGTATAGATTGTTTTTCAGACATTCCACCTTCACTCAACATAGCATAGGTATCAACAACACCAAAGACTTCTTGAGGAACATTCAATTCTGCTGCTAATGCTCTAAGACCATTATTAAAATCACCACCATCTGCCATACCCATTATAGCACCATAAAGACCTCCCAAACCGTGTCTATCTGCCATATTCTGAATAAATCCAGTTGGTGTGAAATCACCTGTTACTAATTGACCAATACCAACAATATCTGATATTCCTGGAATATTCTGTAGTGCTGGGCCTAATCCTGGTATAGATCCTAATATACCGCCTAAACCAGCAGAATCTATCTGGTTACCAAAGTTAGCCAACATAGCACCCAATCCAGTTCCATCTACAGCAGCATTAAATGCAGCACCATAATTACCCTGAAGTATTCCCATTCCAATTTTACCCATCTTACTTCCCAAGAACTTGTCAACATTGGTTGGTAAGTTTGCCATAAAGTTTCCAAAACCAGATGTTCGTAATCGAATCATCCAGTTAGGAGTACCCATTATAGACTTAGCAGTTACCACACCAGCAGCATTAGTACCAATACTACCGATAGCACCTGCCATACTCATTATACCGCCTAGATAATTACCAGACGCAAATGCAGATACCGCATTTAAACCTTTCAATACTGGTCCCAGCCAAGCAGCACCAGGGAACATTATTGGTAGAGCAAATGATAATATTTGTCCCAAAGGACTATTCATTATTCCCTGTATACCACCTATAACCCCTTTTATAGCACTACCTATACCTTTAAATATACCACTAATACCTCGACTAATACCTCTAAAAACCTTACCAATGAATGCTAAAGGAATCTTACCACCACTTTCTCCAAATCGGGATCTACTCCCTTTCATTGGACCTTTAGATCCCCAACCTCTAGGATCCCACCACTTATAAGACTTTTTAACTTTAGGAGTTTTATTTTTATTGGTTCTCCAAGATTGATTATTACCCCCTTGACTTCTCTTCCTTCTGCTAGTGTTAATTGGTCCTTTATTACTTAATGCACTAGTAAATGACTGCCACCAATTTTTCTTAGGTTGACCATCTCCTCCTGTACCTGAACCATCTTTACCTGAACCTTTAACATCACCTGGCCATTCTCCCTCTGGTACACCATCTCCATCATTACGTTTATCGGTTAAATGCTTTGTTTTCTCAGCATCCTTTTCACCCTTTATAAACTTATTAAGACCATCAAATGTTTGTCCGATCTTCTCACCAAGACTATTCTTAACGTAATCTGCACCACTCTTAGCAGTCTCAAATGGTGCTTGTAATGCAGGAACAGCCTTAGTCCGTTCCCAATTCATTACACTTTCACCTATACCACCAGGTATTATTCTAGAAAGTAAATAAGCATCAATGACTCCACCAAGAATCATCATTGGTCCACCAAGAGCTGCACCAACACCAGTTGCCGTAGCAATAGCACCACCCAATTCTAAGATACCTGCTACACTTTCTAATACACCACCAACAGTATCACCATTCTTAAATGAATCAATAGCAAAATATAAATTGACTAAACCACCAATAACAGGAATTCCTTTAAGACCTTTAGAGGCTTTCTTAGCTGACTTATTAACAACCTTACCAATAGGTGTGCCAGCCCATAAATCCTTTATACCTTTACCCAGTTTCTGCATTCTACTGGTAAATGGTTTGATTTTCTTAGCTATTGGTTCAACAAATCTCTTAAATGCTGCTTGCTGTACTTTCTTAGGTGCAGAAGCCAAATAATCCCAACCATTACTCAACCATTTCTTCATCCTCCTAGTACCACTAGCTACTGTTTCAACAGCACCCTTCCATTTACCAGAAATAAGTTTACCAAAGTCACCAGCCTTACCCATTGTAAACTTACGCCACTCATTCATCTTGGCGAGCATACCGCCACCTTCACTACCTTTACCAAACCATCGTGACAATAAGGATTTGGTCTTCTCACCAGCCTTGAACATCTTACCCATATCCTTGGCTTTGTCACCGCCAGTGGCAATATGAGAAAATGTTCTTCCAGTTAATCTTGCAAGATCTGCAGCAGTATTACCACCTTTAAACCCAGCTCTAAATAATTTACCCTGCTTAACAAAAAACTTTAGGGGTTTTATTATTGGGTTAGCAAGTTTTCTAGCGACATTAACTATCGATTTAACTCGCTTACTATTCTTTATCGCCTTCCAACCCTTCTTTAACCGTTTACCCCAAAGTCTCTTTAATCCCTTTATCCTAAAGTTTGGTACTCTCCAGTTTAATATAAAATCTAAAATCCCTGCAATATCCCCAATCATCGCTAGAGGATTGAAGAACCATCTCAGTAAAGTAAAACCAAAAAGTAGTTTACCAAGACCAACAACACGATCCATAAATGAATCTTTGCCGTCTTTACCCCCAGACCCAAATAATTGGGCCATTCCATCTAATATATTATCCTTTACAATCCAAGATGCAAAACTAGCAAGTTTTTTAACAACAAACGTAAAATTCTTTAAAAATGTTTTTAGTCTCTCTTTGTTCTCTGGATTTCCCATCCATTCCAAGAGACTCTTAATAACCGTTAGCTTAACTAACCAAGCAAAAAACTCGACTATAGGTGCTAAAAAACTATTCAGCCAACCAAACCATTTATTACCTTTCTTCTTTTCTCCTGTTGTTGGTTTACGAGATTTATCACCACCTTTTTCAAAATCCTTATTTAATTCTGCTGCTTCTTCAGCTTCTTGATCTCTTTCTCTCTGTAATCTTCTACGTTCAGCCTGCTCTCTTAAAATTGCATTAGCTGCACTTTCTAAACGTATTTTTCTAATATCATTAGCAACATTACCAATACTCGCAACAGAGGCTCCCAACCTATTTGTTGCCATAATAGATTTTCTGGCAGCAAATAATCCTGGAGTCAGTGGTCCTTTTACTCCAGCATTTACAAACTTATGTGTGAAGTTGTTTATTGCCACTAGTTACGAGTTATTGTTATTCTTTGTTTGCTCCTCCCTCATCCGTTTATCCTCCTCTTTAAGATAATTCATTAAGAGATTCATATAAATCTCTTTCTCAAAGGGCATCAAATTATCAATATACTCACACGACCACTTGTGATGGTGTATTAATGCAAAATTGACTTCATAATAAGTCTGTAAGGTCTGATGAAGTAGAGCTAGGCGAAAAAAGCCGACAATCCTTCAAGAGTTACATCACTTACCTTTTTAGTCTTAGGATTAGTTACCTTAACTACATGAGAAAGTTTAGGCATAGTATCAAAGAAATCTTGGACTTCTTGGAATTGCTTACTACTCAATTGATCAAAGAATTCTATTAATTCTTCTTTAGGAGTATCCATAGCATCATATACTTGTTCAGCATCAGCAATTTGCTTTACGCATCCTGCTGCCATTTCAAAAACAGCATCAACAGTAGGTTCTTCATCTTGGAAATTCATCTTAACAAAGGTATCCAAACTAGGATAGTTCATTGTTAAAATAATATCAGTTCCCAATTTGATCTCTTTCTTGTGCTTCTTGTCTTTCTTAACTTTGATTTCATTCAAAGGTATCTTGACAGGAACAACAGTTTCCTCGTCATCAGGACAAGTTACTTGTACTTCTACACTTTCACCAACTGACTTAGTACGTATTTGAAGGAAAACATATTCAATATCAAAAGTAGGCAAATTATCAATATCGTGAATGTCTGTACATTCAACAATAATTCTTTTAATTGCCTCAACAATATCTTCCTGACTACCTGTTTCAGTTGCTAATAAAAGTAGTTTTTCCTCTTTAACAAGAAAGGGTCTATAGTTCACAGTCCTATTATCGGACGGTAACTTCAGTTTGTACTTAGGTACATTTAATTTAGGTAATGGCATAGTGAATTCAATTCATACAATTATTTAGTGAGGTTTAACTAGGGTTAATACCAGTTATCGTGCGTTGCTTCTACAGCAGCCCAAACTTTTTGAGCATCAGTTATTGGATCAACGTAATTATCCATTGGCATAGCAATTCCTTTACGTTTACCTGGACTATCAAAATCTTGTTCAGCAAAGAATCTATACCGTTCAAAGAAGAATCCAATAGTCAATGTCATAGAACGAGCAGCAGAGTTATTTAACTGAATAGATCCAATATTATAAGGAAATACATTCCTCAATTCCCATGCAGCAGTCAACTTATATCTGTATGCTCTTAATTCTCTACCTAAAGATCCCCAATCATCATCACCCTTATTAAATGGATATTCCCAAGTTTGATCTGGTTTTCCTGGTATCTTACGTTGATATTGAGAATTTTGATTTTCTAAGTTAACATCACGACCACCACCTCTTTCCCACTTATAAATGATCATTCTAGGAGAAATACAAAGATCATAATAATCTGTATATTGATTAGAATCTGGAGCCATCAACATAGTCCACCTATCAAAGAAATTTCTAGTATGCTGTGATCTAGGACATATAAACGTAGCACTAACTTGGCTAAATGCAGTACCTGTAGCATATTTGGTAGGTGTACCAACATTAACAAGAGCAGCAGTTGTTAATTGTTTACTTGGAAGAGAAATAGTTTGGCAATAGAAATTTAAACACTTTTGTAACTTACCCAATTCTGGAATAAAAGTAGCATCATCATATCCCAATGTGCCATCTTGATCCCAATTTGAAGCAGAAAAATTTCCAAGAATACGAGGCGTTGCCATATGCAACGAAAATAGATTAGTAGTCGAAGGGGTATAATCCTTATCCTTTAGAGAGAAGGACATAAACTCCTGCAAGGATGGGTAATGTGCCCCTTGAGGATTAGGTAATGACGTATATGGACCGTGTATCGAACCTCCAGGTGGTATTCCCATTATACTTTAAGCTCCTTTTCTGTAATTAACATGAACTCCCATCCGTAATCTTTACAAAATTCTCTTGCTGCTTTCCATTTAGCCTGATTCTTAGCATAAGTCACAACTTCAGTAATATATTTTTTAGTCACCTTTTTTTGTATTTTAGGTTCCTTTGTTTGCCTAGCAGGTTTAACTTCAACCATATATTTCTTATTATTCACTTTGACATAAAAATCTGGATAATACTTATGTCGTCTATTATCAACAGGTGAAATATAAGGTACAGCAATCTCTTCACTACCCCATTCTGTAACAGAAGGGGTCTGATCACACCAAAGCATGAACTTATATTCCCAAGATGATCTGTAAATTACATTACGAGGATCACCTTTATACTTACTAGGTTTCTTAGGAATGTATTTTCCTTGCTTATACTTCATAAATATAAAGAGGTCACGTTATATTTAGGCAATAAGTTGACAATCTATAGATATCCCAGAAGAGCCCCCGTAATGCACGGGAGCAGACATAACGATGCTGAAGGAGCAACTTACGCAATTGACTACGTGAGGTTCCGAAAATTCCAAATGGAATTCCAAGATGATTCAAAATCATTCTATACTGGGAATCTAGGATCTGTTAATGCGAATAAAGTCATTCATAGTGATACAGTTTATCTCGCTATGCCTCCATCACTATCAACTCAATATCAAGCAAACTACAGAATGGTTGATTTAGGAGTTGGTGGAATAGGTCTCGCAAATATGATGCAAAATACAGATGGTGATATAAATTTTGATACATTAGCAACAACAATACAAACTGCAGCAAGAGCAGCAGTTCCTGAATTTAGTGCATCCGCATTAACTCAAGCAGCAAACAGTATTAGTGGATTCTTAGGATTACAAGGTAGTATTGATGTTAATAGTTTAGAACAGATGACAAGGGGAAGAATTTTTAACCCTTATACGGAACAAATCTTCAATAATATGAGTTTTCGTAATCACAACTTTAGTTTTAAACTATTATCTCGCAATCCAAATGAAGCTAATGATATTGCACAGATTATTAAATGGTTTAAAACTGGGGCTCACCCAAGTTATGAAGCAGGTGAATTAGCAAGAAAACCAAGAAAGAAGAAAACTCAGTTAGGTGAAAAAGGTGCTAAGTACGAACCATATGATGAAACATTGAATAAATTGAAAGATCTATTTGGATGGGATCGTAAAGACGATGATCCATTCAATAAAGGTCAAATAATGGCAAATGCAGAAGCAAGACGTTATTTCACAATTCCATCTAAATTTGAGATACGTTTTATGAGAATGGATCCTTCAGGTAACCTAATGCCACAAAATGACAATCCTGAACTACATTTCAAAATACACCCTTCTATATGTTCTGCAATTAATGTTAACTATACACCAGATAACCAATATAATGCATTAAAACGAGCTGCTCCTGATGTTGACACAATGCAAGTTCCAGCAGTAGTCTTAAACGTACAATTTACAGAAACTAAACTACTTACCGCAGCAGATGTGGAGGATGGATATTAAATATGGCATATTTCAGTTTACTACCAAATGTTTATGTTGGAGAAGGTATTACAGACGATGAAGAATTTAAATATCGTCTTGTTAAGAATCTTTTCAGAAGATGTAAAATCAGAGATGATTTGGAAAAATACGTCACAATGTTTGAAACTACAACATTACCAGATGGAGCTTCTCCTTCAGATGTAGCATTAGCAGTATTAGGTGATCAATTCTATGATTGGGTTATTTTACTTGTAAACAACATTACAGACGTTTATTCACAATGGCCAAAAATAGAATCAGATCTACAAAAATACTGTAATGAAATATATGACGATATAGATGGTCTTCACCATTATGAGACTAAAGAAATAAGAGTTGGTGATACACTTGTAATTAAAGGAGGTGTAGAAGTAAATTCAACATTTCGTGCAGTATTACCAGATGGAACAACTAAAACAGAAACAGAATCAATATATCCTGTAAGTAACTACGAACACGAAAGTCACGAAAATGATAAAAAACGCCTAATACGAATTCCAACAACACAACTTGCAAATATGATTATTGACGAGTTTCAAGATAAACTTGCATATGAAGAACATTCAGAATTAGACGATTCTAACAATAAAAAAACCACACTTAGTGTGGCTCAAAGATTTGTTGATACTAGAGGGTATATTAGTGCAAGTGTTGATAGAACTGCCGAATCTAGTACAATTACTTCTTATGATAACGGACCTGGTTCTAATACAATTGAAGTCTAATTGAGAAAAACCTTTTTTACCAAAAAATTTGCCGACTTTTTTTTCCGACTTTTTTGGAACTAAAAGTCGAATAATATACGACCCCCCCTACTCTTGCATCGGACTACCAGTCCTGTACCTAGCATTAACTATCATACTTTCTATTTCTAGGATATAGTTAGTGTCAATCCATCTTGACTCTTTAATCTCATCCATTGCTTGTGATGCCTTGCAAGGCAGAGGCGGTTGTTGGTCGTTGTGACTCCAAAAATCTCCTGACATTGTATTGTGTTGAATCTTACA